AGCCCAAAATTCCCCGCATTTCAAATTTTTTCTTTTAAGTATAAAAAAAGAGAGGCGATTAAGCCTCTCTTCTTCTTTATTCAGTTACAGGAGTAATCTCGCCATCCAGATTTACATCGAAGGAATCTACTCCCATCGGAAGGGTGTAGCCCTTCTGAGTGCCCTTACCCTTAATCTTCACATCAACCTTAACAGCCTTCCCTTCCTCAACGAGACGTCTCAAAAGCCCGCTCGCCTTCTGTACAGATACCTCAAGGACGGCCGCCACATCAGTAGCAGTCTTAGGCTCTTCAGTCAGGATTTCATCGGTAATCTGCTGAAGGAGCGGCTGGTTTTCCTGAGCCTTCTTAGACAGCGTGTTGCGCCGCTTCTCATTGGCCGCGTCCATCTTCTCCAGCTCCTCAGACGCAAACAGCTTAACCTGCTCGTCAATCTCGCCATTCATAATCGCAGTATAGAACTCTCTCTTAGTCATCTTATCCATAATTAACCTCTTTCTCGCGTAGGCCGCGACCCATAAGTTTTTATTAAGTAGGAAGATTACTTTCTCCCTTACTTTCTATATATATTATACTAGGAATTTAAAAATCTTTCAAATTTCTTCTTCTCTATTCCTAGCGGAAGGGGAACTTTATTTTTATCCCCTTTCCTTATCTTCTATATATATTATATATGAATTTTGCAGCTTTTTCAAATTTTATTTTCTAATGAGATTACGCGGGCGCCTCAAAATTTGACAGCTCGTAAAATTTGCAGCTCCTGGGAATTTGAAAAAAGAAAAAATTTGCAGCTCGTTTGCAGCTCCTGGGCGCAGCTTTTTCACAGCTCGTTTGCAGCTCGTTTGAAAATTTGACAAATGGAAAAATTTGACGGCCCGGGCATACGCAGAAAAAGACAACAAAAATTTGACAAAAATAAAAATTTGAAAGAACATATGTTCGATTAAAAATATGCTTGACATTTGACAAAACGTATGATATAATTATAATGGGGAAAATTTGACTTTTGGCGCGCCCGGGCAAGATTAAACGGAGAAGTTGCCCGGACAAAGTTAGCCATCTCTAACCGACATAGAAAAAAGAGATGCCTTTCGGCATCTCAACTTTATTCCCCCTGTACCTCTGTATTTCTAAGATAGAAACGAAGTGCGTTTTCTATCGTCTCTAAATCTTTTGCCTTTTCGCGCCCTCTAATTTTCTCAACTAGATTCTTTCTATCCATCACCCTTCCCAAAACAGAAATTACATTGACCTTTTCCTCAAAAGAAATCTTTTTCATTTATCATTTCCCCTTTCGTTATACTTATTATACCACATCTTTAAGAGTTTGTCAAGCATTAGATTTTAATTACATATTCTTTTTTTATTTTAATCGTTATTTCTTTTACTTCTTCTGAAATAATAAATCTATCGTTGGGAATATAAGAAAAGTTATTATCTTCTCTATATTTCAAAATGAAATTATCTTCTACTCTTAATGTTGTATAAACCGATACGGCGGGAGAAATCCAAAGAATGTAAATTGATTCTTTATAATTCATTAAATGTTGTGTCATTCTTTGAATAATATTACAAGTAGTTCCAATTTTAAATTTATGATTCTTACTATCTCCAATCTGAATGAAATAGATATATCCTTTTCTATCCCACTCTTTAAAACTTTTTGGAATCTTTACATTAGAATAGATTCCCCGCACGCCATCAACATATTTTCTTTCCAAAATAGTTTCCATTTATATTTTTCCTTTCCTCTCTTTGATGTATTTATTATAACACGTTTAGAAAGAAAAGTCAAGAAGAATTTTTATTCATTTTAATGTATATTTATGCACGAATGCCCGGGCAACCGCTTTGGTCTTTTACCAGAGTGAAGTGAATGGATATAAAAAGAGGACGCTTTGCGCCCTCGTCATTACTCCCAAAGTTCACCATTGATTTCTGGATTTCTTTTAATACATTCCACAAAAATTTCCTTTTCAATCATCACATCTTCAAGTCCTGTATGACTTTCAATAAAATCATTGTTTCTTGTTAAGTATCTATAAAGAATTTCGGCGGTATATCGTCTTTGTCCTCTTTTTGTCATGTATCCGTTTTCAAAACAGAATGCGCCGTATTCGTCATCTTTACCAAAAATTTCTCTTGCCATTTTCAAAGTATCCCAAATTTCAATACCATAAGGGAAGAAATAACGATACTTTGAAGAAGTCAAAAATCTTTGTGTTACGTTGGTAGAACGATAATCAAAACGTGCATTGTGCGCCGCAACAATTTTTATATTGTACTGGTCGCATACATCACGAAAGATTCTTTTCACTGTTTGGAATCTGCGCAACTGTCTTTTTCCATTTTTAATATCTTCCCAATACTGCGGAATTTTATCCGCAAAATACGCTTCTTTCATCATTTCTTTTTCGTCAAGAAAAATATCTGCAATCACATAGGAATGGGTTTCATATACTTTTCCTGTTCTATCAATGACCGCAAAACCCACATCATAGCAAAAAGGGTCGTCAATAGTGTTTGCAGTTTCGGTGTCAATTACAATAATCTTTTCATCATTCATTTTAGTTACCTCTTTCTTTTGATATACTTATTATAAACCAAAATGAGAAGAAAAGCAATAGTAATATTGCACAAAGATTCCCTTTTGTTTTTGTCTATTTTACCGGCGCGCCCGGACGCTTTCGCGCAGTAAAGTGGTGAAGTAAAGAAGAAATAAGAAAAGGCGAACAACTGTTCGCCCTCTCTTTTACTTTACTTCGTTTCTCTTTTCCTCGGCTTCCTTTTTCTTTCTCCTATATTCCTCATCACGTTTGATTTTCTTTTCCTTTTCCGCCTGACGTTTGGCGGCAAGTTCTGCCTTTTGTTTCTGTTTGATTTCGTATTCTTCCGCCATTGCGTAACCGTCATAGGGTTCAGTCCCCTTATTTGCGCCTGTCGGAATCTTGGCGGTAATTACCAAAAAATCCTCGTTTCCCTCGGCGTCCACAATGGGAAAAGCAATCTCATTGCTACCCACTCGCAGAACTTCTTCCTCGGCTTTGAAAAACTCAGTGAGTTTCCGAATGTAATATTCTTTCATTTCCTCACGGAGTGCCTTTCTCGATTTCGCCATATTTATAACCACCTTTCCTTTTTTCTGTAATTATTATAACACAAATTTCTGAAAAAGTCAAGTTTTATTTTGAAAAAACTTGGGAAAAATCTCAACTTCTTTTTTATATCTACCCCCTTTCTGTAGTTATAGTATACCAGATAAATAATAAAAAAGCAATAGTCAAAGTGACGAAAATTTTCTATAAAAATTGTGCAATTCGCCCGGCGCGCCCGGCGACGCCATCACTTTAAAGTGGTAAAGCAATCAAACAAAAAGAAAAGGCAGTCATTACCTAACTGCCTCCAAAATATCTAAAATATTATTGACATCAAACGCCAAATTTTCACTATTTCTACAAGACCATTCTTTTCTGTTGCGTTCTTCATCATCAAAAAGAATCCCATCACCAAACATATATTTAGGAGTGCCATATTCTACAATATGGATTTCATCAAAGTGAACGCTTCCTAAATGACGAGTAAGCCACTTCTTTTTTGCTTCCGTTACTCTTTCGTTATACTCTTGATTTCCATTTTTAGAAAGCCAAGAAATAATTCCTACTGTATAACCAAGATTTTGAAGTCGGTGAATTTCTTTCCCCAATTTACGCATATCAACGAGCGGGCGCGCTTCTCTATAAGGTTTCGTCTGTTTTTTCTGCAAGTAATCCAACCAGTTTTTTACACCGTAGAAGTTGGCGATTGTTCCGTCCATATCGAAATAAATACCTTTCATATCTTTATCTTCCTTTCTTCTTTCTGTAATTATTATAGCACGATTTTTCTCATTTGTCAAGATTTTTTTCTTTTCTTTTTGAATCTTTCGTATAAAAAACTTTATATTCTTTTGCATATACGTTTTCTATTTCATCATCACATACCCAAGAAATAGAAACAATATTTTGTAACGGATACATAACGCCGTTATCATCTTCAATATATCCGTCTGAACGAACATCATACATAATATATTCTGGACCATTACAACTTATTGCGCTTTCATCAACATAATTAAAACCAGAATAAGAATGTTCCTTTCCGTCAATCGTAACAAAGTTACAAATAAAATGATGAATAGTAGTAGTTATCAAAACGGAATCAGAATATAATTTTTTAATACGTTCAAACATTTTTCTTACCCCTTTCTTTTGATATATATATTATAAACCTTTTAGAAGAAAAAATCAATAGTCAAAGTACACAAATCGAACCCAACTTTTTTGTATGATTTGCCGAGTGCCCGGGCAACGCCATCGCTTTAAAGTGGTAAAGTGCTAAAGCAATAAAAAAGAGAAATGGGGCGACTATTGCCGCCCCTAATCTCATTATTCCGCTACTTCCTCGGAACCGTCTGCAATAGCATACGCTTTCTGCTTACCCTTTTTCGGCACCTTGATTTCCTGAACAGTCAACGCACCCTCTTCGACCAACTGACGGCAGAGTGCAGACGCTTTCTGAACCGAAATCTCGCACGCTTCCATAACCTCGCTTGCAGTGTGGAAACCGCCCTTTTCAGTCAGGAACTTTACAATTTCCGCCTTGATGGGTTCGTTCTCTTTCTGCGCCTTGGTAGGCTTCGCAGCTCTTGCGGCGTTGCGCTTGTCAAGCTTTTCCAGCTCAGCTTCGGCGTGTTCTACCAGCTCAGCGCTGATGTTAGTCATGGAAGCGATTGCGGTAAAGAATTCACGATTAGTCATAGTATTTTCCTTTCTTGCCTTTTCGGCGTTGGCGTTGGTCGCCACCCTTTTTATTTATCAGAGGGGTTCCTGTCCCCTTTGACATCTTTATTATATCACATTCGGCTCAGTTTGTCAAGAGTTTTTCAAACTTTTTTTTCGGAACCTTGGGAAGTGATTTCCCTTTTTCCTTTCCTTTATTGTATCTATATTATAACTGAAATTTCCTAAAAAGTCAATCGTCAAAATCACCAACGAAAATTTGATTTTTTGTGCAAATCGCCGGGCGCCCGGTCAAATACTTTTACAGTTTATCACTTTATTGTGGGAAAGCGGCGCCCGGGCAATCGAACAAATGTTTTTTTGAAGAAAAAGAAAAAAGGGACGGCACGCCGTCCCCTCTCTTTAGTATCCAATTCTTGCCAAACCGAAATATCTTCCTTTTTTGAAATCTTTTTTGTTGCAAAGATAGAAAAAGTTGTAATCTTCTTCCGTCTTGAAAGTAATAAACTTGCGTTCCCAATTATCGAATACCAACATCTTTTTTACCTCTCTTTTTTTGTTTTCTTTTCCGTGTCTTTATTATAACATACTTTAAAAAGAAAGTCAATACTTTTTGCAAAAATTTTCTATAATTTTAGGAAAAGAGCGGGTGATAATTCACCCGCTCCGTTTTTATTAGATATATTCTGGAATTTCCTTATTGAATAAACGTGCATATGCAACCGCAATTCCTGTTTTTTCATCGAACTCATCTTGCGGGGAACAAATCGCACATGAAGTGTAAACTTTTTGGGAAATCCACGATACCATTGTTAAAATGGTAATATTTCGGATAAATTTTACTGAAAAAGTATAACGAGATTCTTCCATTTCTTTTTTCTCGAAAAGCATTTCATTTACCCAATTTTTCCTCTTTTCCTCATCGGTCAAATATTTTCTGAAAAATACTCCACCGCCATTCCTGTAAGTAATTTCCAACGGGTCACCCTCATGAATATTTAACTTCCGCCGAATTTCTTTCGGAATCACAACGCGACCCAAATCGTCAATTCTTCTCACAATACCAGTTTTTCTTTCCATAGTTCATCTTTCCTTTCTAATTTTGGGAATTTTTATCCCCTTTGTTTTATTACAAATATATTATAACATAATTTTCTGAAAATGTCAAGATTTCAAATTAACCAAAACGATGAAAAAATTCCAGTCACTATATACATAATTTGGATTGAAGTTGTGAATCTGAACTTCACAAAAACCCAAGAAAACCCAAAGTAAAAATAAACCGCTAAGAATAAAAGGGATATTCTTCAAAAAACTAATCATAAACTTTTTCATTTCCGTTTACCTCTCTTTCAGTATCTATATTATATCATTTTCTTCTAAGAAATACAAGAGTAATATTGCACAAACCTACATAGATTTTTATGTACATTTCGACGAATCGCGCCCGGGCAATCAAGAATAAAGATATTTCTTAGAACTATTGTTCTTTTTATTTATTAAATAATAAATCTTTGTTCTTTACTATCCTCTTATTATCTTATATCAATAAATAAAGATAAAGAGAAAGAATCCTTTTCTATCGAACGTACTTTCTCTTTTAGCTACTCTCTTTTATTTGGTTTATATTGATTCTCATATACTCCATTTTATAAATACTTTATAACTCATAACCAGAAAAAAGAGAAACAACAGAATAACCTTTAATCGGTGCACCATCTTCATCAAGATACTTTTCAATTTCGCAATAAGTCCCCGTAAAGATTTCTCTATTATTTTCGTCGTAAACTGCATAATTATCGATATTCATTATAATTCCCTCTTACTTGATATTCATCGTGTTTCTAATGGCTTCCGTTACTCGAAAGATAAAGATTGTAGCTTTAGATTCAAAGCCATATTTACTAATTGCTTTATCTTCCATTCTCTCAATAATAGCTTTCATATCAATACATCTCCTCTTGTTCATCTACAAAGTAGTGGTCTATGTCGTTCCAATCAATGGCTACTCCGTTCCAGAGCTTCGCGGGCTTCGTGGCGTTCAGTTCATCAGCTTCTTTCTGAGCTTCTTCTTTTGTCTTATAGGTGTAGTATGCTAGATAGGTATCGCCCTTCTTTGTTTCGTAGCATATAACCGTCATCATCATTTTAGTGCGCTCCTTTCCACGACCTTAGAGGTCTTAGCCTCTAAGGTTCATCAGTGTTCTTTCATCTGTGAATGTTGCTTTTGTATACTTGACCTGATAAGCTACACCATTCAGATTCATATCGCCGCCGTCAGTGAACTTCAAATTGCTTTTCGTTTCCAGCTCTCCACCGAAAGCCTGTGCAACCAACTCTTCAAACAGTTGCCCGCGATTCTTCCGGCTGTTCGCTTTCAGGTTTTCAAGGTATCCCACCGTGCAGATAGCCTTGACTTCCTCAGCCTGTGCGCATACCATAGCCCACTGCTTACCGTTTGGGCGATACTTCAGCGAATACGTTCCGCCATTCTTGCCGCTTGCCTTGTCAACGTAAGTCAAGAACGGAAGCAGGCCACGAGCATCCATTACACGAGCGGCATATACCATGCCATTGCAAGCATATCCGAATACATAAGAATGAGTATATGCCTTTTTATTATATTCATTCACCAAATACGCCTTGATTGTTTCTTTCTCTGTCATTGTCTTGTACTCCTTTCCTTTTCTGTGACTATAGTATACCATAGACCCGGAAAGAAGTCAATACCTTTTTTCAATTTTTATAATAAAATAATGTACAAAGAAAAGGAAACTTTTTTGTCTATTTTGCTACTTGAAGGAACGACAAAAAGAAACAAAAAAACTTTAGCGATTTACCGCTTTAGTTCTTTATCACTTTACCCTGTTAGAGGGGTACACTTTAATGCTTTAAAGTGCTACCGGGGTAGTGTTTTAGGAGTTTAGCACTTTAACACGCTAAAACGTCCGGGGCCTGGAAACAAAGACCCGAAAATAATAAAAAAGGTGGAAACTTTATAAATATTCCACCAAACGAAATTTTCCCTCATAAGAACGAGTCCCATTTACCCATCTTGAAATTGTTCCCTTACTAACTCCTATTTTTTTAGCAGCTTCAGTTACAGTATCAAAAAATAAATCCTCTTTCTTTAAAGTTATTATATGGACTTTTTTTGTTGAACAACCAGTTTTTAATACGTGTCTAGCATGATAACTGTTTTCAGATAATGTCATCCATTCAAGATTTTCTAAACGATTATCTAATCTATTTCCATTTTTGTGATTAACTGTTAAATTCTCCCAATTATCTATTGGATTAAAAGTAGACAATACAATACGATGTATGAATTCTTGAATGGTACGTCCATCTATACGAAAATCTACTGCCAAATATCCTTTTGATTTTTTACCAGATAAAATTCTACCAGAAGGATTAACTTTATAACTTTTTATTCTGCCCATATCAGATACTTCATACCCTGGATATTTTAAGATTGGTTTCCATATTTCCATTATTTTTACCTCCGTTTTTTCTCATAATTAAAGTAATTTTTTATAAACAAAATACACTATTTTGGAAACACTCAAAAAAGACCCACGAACTCAAAAAATCATTTCTAGTTACGAACCTAAAATCCCGCTGTAAGGTATTGAAAGAAAACCGTAATAATTGCAATAGCCACAATTATGCCACCAATAAAAGTTAATAGTTTTCCCAATTTTGTCTCACTAAACCATAATAAAGCCGCCAAGATAATTATCGCTAAAAATCCCATTTTTCTTCTTCTCCTTTCTAAATATATTATACTAAAAATTTTAAAATATTTCAAATCTTTCTTAGAATTTGACGCACTGACAGTAGATATGGTATAATATAGATGTGAGAAAGAAAAAGGAGTAAACCAATAATGAATAGATTAAATCTTGATTTTTCTCTTCAAAGTAATGAAGAAAGAATTAATTTTTTAAGGGAATATTTGGCGCAAGAAGTCTTCATTAAGAAGCCTTTAACGGAAGAAGAACTTGAGACATGCGCTAACTATGTTCTTTGGGGAAAAGACCCAGACGGGAAAAACCCCGTACAAAAAAAGGAAATCCAAATTAAAACAAGAAGCGGAATTTGGGATAAAAAAGAAGAGGAGTCTCTTGATGCCTTACTAGAAACGCCGACCTTTAACGAATCCCTCATCGTTCGTCCTAGTGAAGCTCGTCCTAAAATTACAAGAGAAGTTTTTTCCCGAAAAGAAGCTCTCGCAAAAGCACCACCCCACATTAAAGAAGTTTTTACTGACCTTTTTAAGGAAATAGATAAAACTGACCTTATACTTAATTACTATGACCTCGCGCACGGAAAAAGAAAAAATCCCCCTCGTCCAGAACTTCTTCAAGCCTTCTTAGAAGAAGAACAACAGAAATTTAAGGAACGCGCGCAAAAACTTAATCAATACAAATATCTTAAAATGCGCCACCTCTTAGTAGAATTGCGCAGGCAGCAATTTACTCTTAAAGATTCGTACTCAAATTTAATTCAAAGAGATACAATTCGCCCGATTGAACCGCCGCCATCTTTCTTAACTTTTGATTCTGATGCGACAGTTCTACCGCTTGGATTATATAGTGACCAAGAAGTAGCTTCAAAAATTTTCTTCTCTGAAGAAAATCTTATTCCTAGTTCTTTCTCTGAAAGTGACCTCAAAAAAATTTCCAAATTCTACTGGGATAAACAAAAAGAACAAAGAACTCCTTTCTTCTTTGATTTTAGAGAAGTTGAACACGTTTACAATCTTTTTCTTTTATTTTTTGAATTAGAAGATTCTAGCTTAGAAGGTCCTCTTGATTCGACTACAAAATATCTTCTTCGTACTTTAGAGTATTATATTGAAATGGCGCAACTATCTGAAGTACAACAAAAAATCCTTGACCTTAAAATGAAGAAGGTTAAAAATCAAGATATAGCAGATATGGTAAATAAAGAATTTGGGAAATCATATACTGCAAACTATATATCGACTATCTTTCGTCAAAAAATAATTAAACAGATTAACGAGGCGGCGGCCTATCACGAACAAATCATTCAAAACCTTTTCTTTTCAGAAGAATTTAAAAAATGCTCTACTTGCGGCCGCACCTTGCTTAAAAGTCCTCGTAATTTTGTAAGGAAGTCGCGCTCAAAAGATGGATATGCGAACAAGTGTAAATGTTGTGATAAGAAAGATAGACAAAATAAAAAGAATCAGGAGGAGAAGAAAAACGTATGAGTTTTAATATTGATGAAAGTAAGGTTTCTCCAAAAACCTTCCTTTCTTTTATAGAAGAAGTTTCAAAACTTTCGGAAGTCGAGTTTGTTGGGCTATCAAAAATTCTTTGTGTCCCAATCTTAGATAAAGATGAAAATGAAAGACCTTTTGAAGAAATTTTATCTGATATGATGGATAAATTTTTAATGGTAAAAGAAAAGAAATTTTAAAGATGATTAAAGACGTAAATCGCGCTAAGTCATTAGATTAAGAGGTGTAAGTATGAAGCCAAATATTCCAAAACAAAGAAAGCCTTTTATTTTAAAGACTTGTAGTAGATGTAATGGGAGTTTTGGCCCAGATGCTTTTTCAGAAACAAAATCTTTCTTTTATAAAGATGGATATTTACCGATATGTAATTCATGTATAGAGGAATATCTAGTTGAAAATAATTTTGATTGGGAAGCTGTAGATAAAGTTTGTCAATATGCAGATATTCCTTTTGTGCCATCTGAATTTGAAAGGTTACATGAAATGAATGGAGATAAAGTTTTTCCAGTGTATGCTAAAGTATTTCTTTCATCAGATTATAACGGTCTTGACTGGGGAGTATATTTTAGAAGATTTAAGGAATTAAAAGAAGCTGGGCTTATAGATGATGAACTTCCGGTTATTAAAGAGAAGAAACTTTCTCAATTAAAGGAAAAATGGGGAGCGAATTACGATGAAGAAGAACTACATTACCTTGAAGGATTATATGATTCAGACTCAGAACGTAAATGGCGCGCTTCAAGACGACCAAGCAAAAAAACTATGTAAGATTTCTTTAGAGATAGATTCAAGAATTAGAGAAGGAAGCGATTTTGATAAGATTCTTTCTTCCTATGATAAACTTGTAAAAGTAGCAGAATTCACTCCAAAGAATGTAAAAAATGCAACTGATTTTGACTCAGTTGGAGAGGTATTTAGATGGCTTGAAAAGCGTGGCTGGGTTAATAAGTTCTATGATGGAGTTACTCAAGATGTCGTTGATGAAACAATGAAGAATATTATGAACTTTAATCAACGTTTATATGTTAATGAATCTGGAATTACAGAAGAGATTGAAAGAAGATTATCCGCTCTTAAAAACGCCCAAGAGCTTGAGAACTATTATAATACAGATAAAGAATATGACCTAGATGAATATGACAATGCTGGTTATGATGAATTAATGAAAGACGAAGACTTTCAGGTGGAATTAGACGATGAGCAGTCTTAAACTTATAGTTAATCAAGATTTAACAAGACTAGGGGCGTCAATCCAAAAACATGAAAAAGAAGGCATTGAAATTGAAAAAGGTGCAATACTTACTGAAGAGTATTTAATTCGACATGAGGATTTATTTAGAAAGTATTGTGAATTTTTCTCGGCTTATCCAGATTTATTTATTGATTTAATTACTCCATCAGATTCAAACTTTAGTTTATTCTTCTATCAGAGAATTTTCTTGCGCGCGTGCCTACGCTATCGTTATCACTATTGTACCGCTTGTCGTGCATTCTCTAAAACTTTCATATCCATTCTTGCTCTTTATTTAGAATGTATGTTCATGCCGGGAACAAAACGATTTATCTGCGCGCCAGGTAAGAATCAGTCTGCGAAGATTGCCAAAGATAAAATTTATGAAATTTGGGATAAATTGCCACTACTTAAAAAGGAGATTATTGGTGACGGTAATTTTGGGAAAGATTATGTAACTTTAATGTTTAGAAATGGTTCGATTTTCGACGTTGTTGGCGCGCTTGATACAGAGCGTGGCGGAAGAAGGCACGGTTTCGAAAAAATCTTCTTCCTCCCCAATTTTATATAATAAAAATAAATATATTTTACTTATATATAGAAGATAATACGGAGGTATTAATATGGTAGGATATATTTATAGAATAACTAATAAAGTTACTAATCAAAATTATATAGGTCAGACAATAGACATTAATAGACGAAAAAGAACTCACTTTAATACACTGAGAAATAATACACACGATAATCCAAAATTACAGGCTTCTTGGAATAAATATGGCGAAGAAAATTTTGAATTTGAAAGCTGGGAATTTAAAATACAAGATACTAAAGAGTTAGATTCTTTAGAGTGTCAATATATTGAAAAATATAATGGATTATCTGATGGATTTAATTTAGTACCCGGTGGAGGTAAGCCCCCATTACATCAAAAAGTTAATGACGATGATATTGCTACTTTTTTGTGTATACAGCAAGAACTGGGAGATGGATATGGAAAATCTTGCGAAGAAATTTTTGGTTGGGCAAAAGGAACTGCTAGTAGTGCAAAACGAAGAGTTCGATATTTAAAAGGTTGGGAAATCTTTAATAATTTATCCAGAGAAGAGCAAAAAATTCGAGCAGATGATTTTATTGATTCTCAACACTTAAAAGAAGTAGTTTTAAGACGTCAACTTACTCAAGGTGGTTGTAAAAAAGCATATCAATTAACTCAAGATGATTATAATTTTGCTTTTACTGCGCAGAATCTTGGATATGGATACACAGTAGTAGCTAATTATTTAGGAGTAAAACCAGCAACAGTTAAAGATTGGTTTAATAGAAGGTCAAGAAAAAAGGAACGAGAAAATTTCAATATACTATCAGATAACGAAAAAAGTCAATTAATCGGCCGTGTTAAAATGGCGGAATTAAGCGGGAAGCCTAAGTCAATATCTTCTATTTGATATGGTAATCCGAACCGAAGGCTTTACAAAGTAAAGTCAGGGGCAACGCATAGTAGGTGAAAAGATATAATCCTGCCACGAGGCCGCCACACGTTAGTGAAAAGATATGCTAAACTTATAGGAAACTATAAGAAATAAAGAATAAAAAGTCTTTATGATAATAATTGGGATTAATTGACGAGATTCGTGACCATGACGGCGAGATTTTAAATGCCGTTGTTCTTCCTTTAATGAATGTTTCTCGTCGTACTCCAAGAGGAGAAGTAAATATTAACGAGCCAAATCAGCAACAATTATATATGACCTCAGCGGGAGTAAAATCTTCTTATGCTTATGAAAGACTTATTGACCTCTTTGAAATGAGTATTATTAATCCTAAGCAGGCTTTTGTTTGGGGTTGTGACTATAGAATACCAGTTCTCCATGGATTGCTTGATAAACAGTATATTAATGAGTTAAAGATGTCTCCATCATATAATGAAGAAACTTTTGCAAGAGAATATCTTTCTATATGGTCTGGAGGCTCAGAAGAATCTTGGTTTAATTTTGATAAGTTACAGAAGTATAGAAAAATAAAGAATCCCGAAACGCACGCAATTATTAGACCAGGAACTAACAGTTTTTACTTATTATCAGTAGACGTAGGACGCATAAGCGACCAAACTGTATGCTGTGTTTTTCGAGTAAATGTATTAAATGGAAAATATTATGCTACATTAGTGAATCTTTTTGTTTTAGGTCGTCAAGCAGAAACAAAAACCTTTTATCAACAAGCTGTTGATTTAAAGAAAATTATTCAAGACTTTAATCCAAAGGAAGTAGTAATTGATACTAATGGATTGGGTGTAGGATTAGGAGATGAAATGATTCGTACTCAGTACGATGAACTTGGAAATCTTCTCCCTGCTTATGGTTTTATAAATGACGATAATTATAAAAAAGTCCAACCTAAAGATGCAATTTGTATTTTATATGGAATAAAAGCTAATGGTCCATTAAACTCAAAAATTCACGGAAATGCCTATTCAAGACTATCAAGTGGAATGGTTAGATTCTTAATAAAAGAACAGGAAGCAAAGAGTGCGCTAATGTCTACAAAAGTTGGTCAAAAAATGTCCACGATTCAAAGAGTAAAAAGAATCATGCCACATGAAATGACAACTAAGTTATTTGAAGAAATGGCCAATCTTCGTTTGAAAAGAACCGGCGCCACATTAGATATAGTTTTGGAGCAGATTAATAGTAGATTCCCCAAAGATAAGTATTCTGCTTTTGCTTATGGACTTTGGAGGATAAAAGAACTAGAAGAAGCTAACTATAAGAAGCATCGTCGGCGCGCGGGAACAAATCGAAGATTAGTATTCTTCACGGGAGGATAATAGAATGGAACAAATAAAACCAACAGGTAGATTCGATTTAGACTCCTATAAACGGGCAAAAGACAACATGATAGCAACTAACGATGCCGCTTATGCTGGAGAATGGTCATCAGCTAGAAGAAGAGTTACTAGATTAAAAGACTATACACCAGAAGAAATAGAAAGAATTATTGATTCGGGTTCTTTAGCTGAACAACAAAGACTATCGCGTAATTATTTTTACAAAGACGGTTTTTATAAAAGGATTCTTGTTTATTATGCTACTCTTTTGAAATATACTGGTATGCTGATTCCTAGTCCCAGCTACGGTAAAAAACTCTCCACAGAACATATTCAAAAGAGATATTATAATGCAGTTGATTTTGTTGAGCGAATGTCCTTACCGTCCTTCTTAACAAATTGCACGCTCCGCGCGATGATTGATGGTAGTTACTATGGAATTATACAAAAGTTAGATAAAAAAACTTTTGCTGTTTTAGATTTACCAAGCGGATATTGTTGTTCCCGTTTCAAGGATACCGAAGGAAACGATATAATCGAATTTGATGTAACTTATTTTAATACAATAGTTGATGAAGATTCAAGAGAAATGGCTCTTAAAGTTTACCCTAGCGTAATTTCTAATGCTTACAGAAAGTATATGAAAGGAAAGAAAACAAGTCGATGGGTTTTCATTCCTAGTGATATTGGGATTTGCTTCCCGATGCTAGATGGTAGACCAATTTTCTTAAATGTTATTCCAGCAACAATTAATTATGATGAAGCGGTTGAAACTGAGAAAGAACGAGATTTAGAAGAAATTAAAAAGATTATCGTTCAAAAGATTCCTCATAATACAACCACAGGAGACTTATTATTTGAACCAGAAGAAGCCGAAGAAATTCATAGTGGTACAGTGGGAATGTTGCGAGGAAATAAGAATGTAAGTGTATTGACTACTTATGCAGATGTTGAAGCAATTCAATCTAAAACCGCTTCTGATACAGTTTCCAACAATCTTGAAAAGATGGTTAATAACATTTACTATGAATCTGGTACAAGCGGCCAGTTATTTGCATCTAATAGTAATTTAGCCCTTGAAACTTCAATTAAAAACGATATGGCTATGATGATGATATTGGCAAACAAGTTTTCTACTTTTGTTACGAATATTGTCAATCAGCTATATTCTAATTCAAATATAACTTTTAAGTATACTATTTTACCTATTACTTATTATAACGATGATAAGTATATGGAGTCTACTTTCAAATTAGCAAATACAGGATATAGCTTTTTGCTTCCTGCTCTTGCTATGGGACTTTCACAGAAAGACTTAGGAAATGTAAAAGATTTAGAAAATGACGTTCTAAAACTATCTGATAAATTAAAACCTTTATCTTCTTCCTATACACAAAGTTCATCAGATAACAAAGTAGGCGCGCCGGAGAAATCTCCAGAAGAGAAAGCTCCAAAAACAATACAGAACGAAGAATCTTTAGATAGACAAGGAGGCTCTGATAATGCTGGATAATATTATAAAAGAGTTTCCTATTACTGTTTATGGAAATTTAGAAAAATATAATGATGTTATTTCAAAAGCAAGATGCCGAATTTTCTATAAGAAAGATAACAGAAATGGTACTTATATAACAGATGAGTTTGCGGAGAAACTAATCTCTACAATTCCGTATACTCCCGTTAAAGGTATCTATGATAATTTTAATGAGGATTATACAGACCATGGAAAAGAACGTTATCTTGGAAGAATTTATGGAATAGTTCCTGAAAATCCTAATTTTGCTTGGGAAGAACATGAAGATGAAGATGGTAAAGTTAGAGAATACGCCTGTGTGGATGTTCTTCTATTTACAGCCCTTTACGAAGAAGCTGGTGATATAGTAGGAAAAGCGCAGTCTATGGAATTATATGAGCCTTCGATTAAAGGTAATTGGAAAATAGTTGAAGGCAAAAAAGTATTTGTTTTTGAGGATGCTTGTTTCTTAGGCTTACAAGTATTAGGAACTGAAGTAGAACCTTGCTTCGAGGGCGCGGCTTTCTTTAGTTTATACACATCCTTAAAAGATATGGTAGAAAAAATTGAACAATATACTCTAAATTTTCAGAAAAAAACAGAAGGAGGAAAAGAAGAAATGCCTAGCATTAACTTTAAACTTTCTGATAATCAAAAACATGATGCTTTATGGACTCTTCTAAATCCTAACTTTAACGAAGAGGGCGGTTGGGAAGTAGTTT